GAACGACGCGCCAAGGAAGAGGCATTTCGTGAACGTGAAGCGGCTATTGCTTATGCAAAACAAATCGCAGATGAGAATGCAAAGCTTAAAGAAAAACTGACTAATGGCGAGTCAACGCTTATAAAGACGATGCAGTTTGCAACGGAAAAAGAAGTTGCAGAAGCAGAACGTAGTTATAAGGAGGCATTAGAAAGCCAAGATAGCGACCGCATTTTAAAAGCCCAAAAGGCTTTAAATGTTGCTATGTTGAAGTCAGAGCGGGTTAAAAACTTTAAGCCCCAAGCGGCGCAGCCACAACAACAGTTGCCGCAACAGCAAACTCCTGCCTATAATCCACCACAAGATACTTATATAGACCGCAAAGCTGATGATTGGAAGCGCCAGAACCCTTGGTTCGGGCAGTCAGGTCAGCCTGGGGTTGATGATGAGATGACATTTTTCGCTATGGGCCTGCACCGCAAGCTTACTCGGGAACGTGGCGAACAATATGCACTTACTGATGAGTATTACGAGAAAATAAATTCTCGCATAAAGGAAAAATTTCCTGAATATTTTGGTTTACAGGACGAGCCAAAAGAAGAAACAAGACGTCCTGCTTCGGTGGTTGCCCCGGCAACGCGCAGCTCGCCACCTAAAAAACTGAAGCTGACCGCCTCGGAAGCTAACGCTGCCCGAAGGATTGGAGTGCCGCTTGAAACCTATGCCAGAGAATTGGCAAAACTCCGTATGGAAGGAAAGCTATGAGCCGCGAATCCCGTGAAGTACAGAGCCGTGAACAAACGGAACGTCCCAAGCAGTGGAAGCCGCCCAGCTCATTGCCTGATCCCCTACCGAGAGATGGCTGGAAACATCGCTGGGTCAGAACGTCAATCCTTGGACAGCCTGACGCTAGAAATGTAGCAACCCGTCATCAAGATGGATTTGAACCATGCAAATGGGAAGAATATCCAGAAGTAGCCCGAGCCATGCTCGCAACCGGACCTCAAACCGGAAACATTGAGATTGGTGGATTAATGCTGTGCCGCGCCCCTGTAGAGATGGTCGAGCAACGTAATAGTTATTACATGCAGCAAGCTCGTGATTGGATGCAGAGTGTGGACAGTAATTTCATGCGCGAAAACGACCCACGGATGCCACTCTTTAATGAGAAACGATCCGAGGTCCGATTCGGTAAGAGATAAACCTCATTTGGAGTAATTTAAATGGCTTACCCGACTATTTCAGGCCCATATGGCCTGCGTCCGGTCAATTTGATCGGCGGTCAGGTGTTTGCCGGAGCCACTCGTCAGCGTCGGATCGTAAACTCCAGCGCATCGAGCATTGGTTTTGGTGACCCTGTGAAGTTTGATAGCAATGGTTGTGTTGTTGTCTGTACAGAAACAACGACTGCCCCAACCACTGGTTTTGCTGGTGTGTTTATGGGCTGTACGTTTGTTTCATCCGTAACTGGTCAGCCGACCTTCTCACAAGCTTGGATCTCTGGTACCGCAGTAGCAAGTAACACAAACATCGTTGCTTACATCTGTGAAGACCCAGATCAGTTGTTCCAAGTTTGCGGTGTTAGCGGCACGACGGTTGTTTCTACCACATCAGGTTTTACCTACACTGACGTAGGTTTAAACGTTGCTATGGTTGCAAACACCCTAAATACCACAACCAAAGATTCACGCTACGCAGTAGATATTGCTAGCGGTGCAACGACCCAGACTTTGCCGTTGCGAATTATTGATGTGGTGCCTGACACGGCATTTACCTATAGCGGTACTCTGTACTATCCAGAAGTCATTGTTAAGTTTAATGCAGCCTATGTGGTGCAAGCGACTGGCGTGGTGACTGGTGGTCATGCGTACAACAACCCAGTCGGACTGTAAGGGGAACATAAATGGCTATTTCACGCGCACAACTACTGAAAGAGCTGCTCCCCGGCTTGAACGCACTGTTCGGTCTTGAGTACGCTCGTTATGGCGAAGAACACAAAGAGATCTACGAAACCGAGACCTCTGAGCGTTCGTTTGAAGAGGAAACCAAGCTGTCTGGATTCTCGGCTGCACCAGTCAAGAACGAAGGCTCTGCGATTGCTTATGACAACGCACAGGAAGCTTGGACGGCTCGCTACACCCATGAGACGATTGCGATGGGCTTTTCAGTCACTGAAGAAGCGATTGAAGACAACCTGTACGACTCGCTCAGTTCGCGTTATACCAAAGCGCTTGCTCGCGCAATGGCATACACGAAACAAGTCAAGGGTGCAGCAGTGCTGAACAACGGATGGGCATCTACCGTAACTTACGGTGATGGACAGCCTTTGTTTTCCACAGCACATCCTCTTGTGTCCGGCGGCACTAACAGCAACACGCCTGCTACCCAGGCTGACTTGAATGAGACTTCGTTGGAAAACGCAGTCATTCAAATCGCAGGGTGGACGGACGAACGTGGTCTGTTGATTGCAGCTCGCCCACGCAAGCTGATTGTTCCTCCGAACCTCCAGTTCGTGGCTACCCGTCTGTTAGAAACCGAACTCCGCGTCGGTACTAACAACAACGACATCAACGCCATCAAGAACAATGGTTCAATCCCCGAGGGATATACCATTAACCACTTCTTGACTGACACGAACGGCTGGTTCCTTACCACCGACGTGCCCAATGGATTGAAGCACTTCGTGCGGACACCCATGCAGACTGGAATGGACGGTGACTTTGATACGGGGAACGTGCGTTACAAGGCCCGTGAGCGTTATTCCTTTGGCGTATCGGATCCATTAGGGATCTTCGGCAGCCAGGGCGCATAACAGCAAGTCCTTTGTAAACAACAGAAGGGGGTTGCGGCCCCCTTTTGTTTGCACTACAATTCTCTGTGTCAAAGACAGTAGAATGAAATGGACAGCACAAACCTACCCAAAACCCGCCAAGAAGCTAAAGCTACCGGAGCTAAGTATTACTTCACAGGCGAGCCTTGTAAGCATGGCCACATAGCACCACGAAAAACAAAGGGGTCATGCGTTGAATGTTTGAAGGTTGAATGGGAAAAGGCCAATACAACTAGAGCCGAGTACTTCCGTGAGTACAACAAATCAGATGCAGGCCAGAAAGCCAAGCGTAAGTACTACGAAGCAAACAAGGATGAAGTTATTGCTAAAGCAGCTAACCGCTCAACCGAGGAAAGGCGTAGGTCAAGGAACAAACACAAGAAAGCAAACCCAGAGTTATACAAAGAATTGGTGAATGCGCGTCGACGTCGGTTTAGGCAAGCGACACCAAAATGGCTTGATGAGAAGCAACGCATGGAAATACGTTTGAAGTACCGCCTAGCTTTGGAAATGAGTAAAGCTACTGGAATTAAATATGCGGTGGATCATGAGATACCAGTATTTGGTGAGAACGTATGCGGCCTGCATGTCCCATGGAACTTGCGCGTAATCACACAGGAAGAAAACCTCTTGAAATCCAATAAGCTAATTGACTCCCACCCCAATAACTGATACAAACCAGTTACTAGGGTTCCCACCCATACAGACTGACCTAGCAGACTTTGTAGAGACGGTATGGGGATGCGCTACAACGCGGAGTTATTATGGCTATTTCTACCTTTGACGGTCCAGTACGTTCGCTGGGCGGTTTCTACGCCCAAGGGCCAAACAGCATTATTGACATCCCTAATGCTACGAACACCATCACATTGACCACGGCAGGATATGCCGGTCGGTTAATCAAAACGAACGATGCAACGCTCGTTATTACGCTTCCAACCATTATTGCTACGGCTTATTCCACAAGCTCTGGTCCCGGCGCTGATCCCAATAGCACCAACAACATTGGTACGGTGTACTCGTTTGTTGTAGAGACCACAGCATCTGCGCTTGTCTTCCAAACCGATGGCACGGACAAGTTTGTGGGCGGTGTATTTATTGGTATTGATGATGGCGGTGACGGCAAGACCTTTATCTCTGGCGCGTCCAATGATGTCTGTACCTTAAACGGTACGACTAAGGGCGGGATTGCGGGATCGGTCATTACCTTTACTGCGATTGCATCTGCAAAATACCTTGTCCAAGGAAATCTGCTTGGATCTGGCGTCCTAGTCACACCATTCAGCGATAGCTAATAGGAGTGCATCATGGGGATGCAAACCGATGTAAAGCAGGCCCATCTAAACGGTAGCGGTTTTTTTGTTAAAGGCCGCAACCGTGTTAAAGGCATTTCTATGGTTGGGAATGGGTCTGCTGGCACCTTAGTCTTATTTGATGCCGCCGCTGCACCTGTCACTGCAAGTGTTACTTATGGCCGGTCAGGTACAACCGTAACCGTGTCAAAAACAGCGCATGGACTTACAAGCGGCGCTGTTATAGGCATTCACTTTGCTACGGGTACAGGCGGAACGGCGACGGATGGTACATATACCGTAACCCGGATTGATGATGATAGTTTCTCTATCACAGACATCAATAGTGGGACCATTACGGGAACTCCTGCTGCGGTCTATGCGGTTGGCCGATGGCTGTTGACATACGAAGTTGATACAACCGATACGTTCCAAAATGCACCGTTTATCCCCGGTGAAGGTGTATTAGCCGACACAGCGGTGTATGGGTACATGAGCAATATCCAAGCAGCGCAGATCTACTATGGCTAAGTCAAAGGGTATGGGGATTGCCACGTCCGTGAAGTCAGGCAATTTCCGCCCTACGAAGCAGGGTGCTGGCATGACGGAGAAAGGCGTTGCAGCTTATCGCAAGGCTAATCCCGGTAGCAAACTCAAGACGGCTGTGACCAGTGATAACCCTGGCCCGAAAGATGCGGCCCGCAGGAAGTCTTTCTGTGCGCGATCAGCAGGCCAGATGAAGCAATTCCCTGAAGCAGCCAAAGATCCTAATAGCCGTATACGGCAGGCAAGACGTAGATGGAAATGTTAAATGGAAACCGGTGCTCTTGTTTGGAATCTCATCACATCATTCTTCGTGGGGCTGGTGATGTTTATGTTGAAACTAGCTTCAGATGAACAGAAACGCATCCAGATCCTATTGAACAAAACTCGGGAGGAAATTGCCCGTGATCACATCACTCGCGCAGAAGTTCGTGCAGATATGGAAAAGATTTGTGAACGCTTTGACACAGGCTTTGCAAGGCTTGAAGCAAAAATTGATGCCCTTGCCGAAAGGAAATGACGATGGAAAATGATCCCCGTAAAGGCCGTGGGCGTCACGGCGACACGAACTACAACCCCAACTACGATCTTGTACCCACCCAGAAAGAGAAGGGTGCAATGCAGCAAGAACTAGAAGATGAGAAGCTTCGTAAGCTAGATAAGCGGCCTAACCTTGGCAAGATGTTCAAGAATGGTGGATACGTCCGTGCTGCTGACGGATGCGCCCAGCGTGGTAAAACCAAAGGCACGATGGTGGTGATGAAATGAAAACCCGCAAAGTCAAACGCTATGAAATAGGCGGCGATGTAGAAGATAACTACGAACGTAATGAAAACCGTGAAGGGCGGATGAGCACGCTCGCCGCAAGTGATGTTGAAGATGCTATTCGTGGCAGACAGATGACAGGAACACTAGGCAACGTCGAGTATCCAAATCGCCTTCGTGAAGCAGCTCAAGCAGCAGGTACTGCCGGGGAAGATACAGGTGTTGGCATGTTATCGGGGGTCACAAGACCAGCAACAACTCCTGCAACAACCAAACCCAAACCTCCTGTAGTCACCAAGGAGCAGATGAAAAAAGCTGGTTACGACAACCTTCGTGACTATCTTAATGCTCAACAAGGGCTGCGCCGCAGGGGAACTCCGGCAAAAACGGAAGAGGTGTCATACCAGTATGACAGCAAAAAATTCATGCCACAGAACCGCCGTGAAGCGTTGGCAGAAAAAGCCCGTGAAGCACGTATTAGCCCATCAATTATGAAAGCAGATCGTTTCGGCATGGAGCCAGATGCTTATATCCTGAAGCGTAAGCTGAAAGAGGCTGGGTACAAAAAGGGCGGTAAAGTGTCATCAGCATCTAAACGAGCGGATGGTATTGCTACAAAAGGAAAGACACGCGGGAGGATCATTTGATGGATAAGATGAGTCGCGTGATGAAAGAGTTTAAAGAAGGCAAGTTAAAGTCTTCCTCTGGGCAAAAAGTCACTAACCCCAAACAAGCCATAGCGATTGGCATATCGGAGCAAAAAGCCATGAAAGGTTACAAGATGGGTGGAGAACCCAAAGCAATGGTTAAGAAAGAAGTTGCCTTTATGAAAGCCAAAGGCGCACCCAAGTCTATGGTCAAGCATGAAATGGCCGAGATGAAAGGTATGAAAGCTGGTGGCATGACTAAGATGGGCGCAGTAAAGACTGCAGCACCATCTATTAACGGCATTGCCAAGAAAGGCAAGACCAAAGGCACGATGATCAAAATGCGTAACGGCGGTTCATGCTAAGAAGCGTGTAAGACTAGCGGTAGTTTGTTGTCATTCTAAATCTACAAATGGATTGAAATGTCTACATCTTACTCAAGAGAAGATATTGTAGATTTAGCGGTAACACTTATTAACTCAGGCGTAAGTCTAGAGGATGTTATTGCCGCCGCTGCCAATTATGGTGTTGATCTAGCCGCAGTTTATTACTCAGACCCCGGTACAACAGTTACGGTAGATGTCCCAGCGGATACCGGCCCTGTAGATACTGGCCCTGTTTATTCTGAGCCAGTTTACTCAGAACCAGTTAGCTCAGGTTTTGAAGACGTTATTGTCGACCCTAGAAGTAGTTCTTTAGGTAGTGGGCCTGTAGAAACTTTTGTTTATAACGAACCTGTTATAGAGAACGTTCCTGCTCCTGACACTAGCTCTGTAACTAGCGGCCCTGTAGAAAGCCCTTTATCAACAGTTTCATCAGGTTCTGTTGATAATCGTCCTATTTACACCCAAGAACAATACCAAGCCGCCGGGCAATTTATAGCTCAAAATATTGACAAGCCCGAAGTCATAGCTCAAGTTGCTCAAAATCTAGGTCTTTCAACCCAAGATATTTTGGCCGCAGCACAAACGGTAAATACAGGCGTAACAACAGGAGATGTAGAAAATTACCTAACTAAAGCTACTAGCCCTGTAGATACCGGCCCTGTAGATACAGGATCTGTTGATACTGGACCTGTAATTCCTGGACCAATAGTTTCTGGCCCTGTGGACACTGGCATTGTTGATACCGGTCCTGTAGATACCGGTTTTGTAGATACAACCCCTGTTATTGCTGCCCCTGCCGCACCATCACTTGCTGACAGATATACACCAGAGCAATACGCAGCGACAGGGGAATGGTTATTAAAAAATATTGATGACCCCGCTGCCATCAAACAAAAAGCGGCAGAGTTAGGTGTAAAGGTTGAAGAGTTAGCTAAAGCAGCGCAAACAGTTAACCCAGACATTACGGTTGCTGATGTCACCAATTACATTAACCGTACGCCAGAGCAGGCAGCATTTACACAGACTCAAGTAAATGAAGCCGTTTTGACAGCTTTGCAAAACGGCATGACGACCGCAGAAATTAAAGAAATAGCAGAAGAATTAAAAGTACCTACGGCGTCAATTGATAATGCTTTTGTCAAATTGGTAGGCAATCAATCAGACGCAGACATTATCAAAGGTGTCTCGGCGCTTACAACAACCGGTAGCATTACGTTTGAAAACATAGTTGCTTACGCAGATGAAAACAAATTACCGTATGCAACAGTAGCTAATGCACTTAAATCAACATTCAAAAACACAACCCAAGAACAGATACTAGATTCAATGGTCTATGAAAAGGACCGTCAGCAATTTAGTGCGTTAGAAAAACCAGCATTAGATAAAGATGGGGAGCTTGTTTTAGATGCAAATGGCAACCTTGTTTGGACAGTAAATCTTGGGGATGCAATTGCACAGAGTATTAAACAAAGTATTGCGCCAGAAAACTTGGCTAAGTTTTATGGTAAGTCAGAAGCAGAATTTAAAGAGTTAGTAAACGCGAACTTAAAACAGGTAGCAACGACGCTACGAGACGCTGGTATTGATGCACAGCAAGGTTTAACAGATTTGCTTGGTGTTGATAAATCTGTAACGCAGACAGCCCTGCGTGACGTGGATATATCAAACAAACTGCAAGATTTGCAAAAAGACAAGCTTACATACAGTGAAATACTTAGCGTTGCCGATGAAAACAATATATCAATCACTGACTTTGTAAACAAATATATTGGCGGAGACAGTGACCAAAAAGAAGCGTTAACAAAAGCGCTAACTTCTGAATCAAAATTCACGCCGCAAGAACAAGCCTTACGGGATGCGTACAGAGGTTTAGAGGCTGCACCAACGATGCAGCAGGTGCTTGACTATCAGAGCAAGCAAAAATTATCTGATGCGGATATGGAGCGCATCTTTGGTGAATTTACAAAAGTAACCGCTAAGGATTTGGATAACTACCGTGTAAGTACGGCGCTGCAAGGATATAGCGGTGAGGATAAACAACTGAGTTACCCAGAGTTGGCGCAGTTTGCCAAAGACAACAACATGGATCTATCCAAGGTTGTAAGTTATGTGGGAACAAGCGAGTCGCAGCCAGAGATCTTAAAAAACCTACAGGCATACGTTAAAGACGAAGAGTTTAAACAGTCGCTAAGTGGCACTGAACTTACAGATTACCAAGGCCAAAAATACGCAGCATCGGATTTAATGAAGCTTGCCGAGCAGGTCAAACAAAACCTTGACCTGAAATCATCTAGCGGCGGTGTGTACAAAACCGAAGGTCAAAGCGTAGGGTTTGATTACGACGAAGCCAAAAAACTGTTTCCTGAAGGTAAAGCCCCAACGACTGTAGACCAAGTTGCTCTTGACATGGCTCGCGGTCTTCTGCAACAAGGTATCACTGACGTATCAGAACTTGCTAAATACAAGCCCACGGAAGTAACTTACAGTGAACCAAGCCCAGAAGGCGGCGGCACAATAGAGCGAACAGAAACAAAATACATAGACCCTGCTACAGGCAAAGAATTTGTTCCATATTTAGGCGCAACCTACACAGGCGAAGGCGGTACGAATTATCAGGTTAAGGTAGATGAGTCTGGCAAACCTGTGTTTTCAACAACGTTTGAAGACACGTCAGACAAACAAGAAGTTGGCATGGTGCTGGCCTTTGCTGCAGCCGTAGTTGCACCACAAATTCTTCCTGAGTTGATAGGTTCTACCGTAGGTGGCGTAGAACTGGCTATGCTGGGTGGAGAAGCTGTGGCTGGCACAGGTCTTACTGGATCGTTAATGGCCGCAGGAGTTCCCGCCTCTATTGCACCTTATGCTGCGTCTATGGTTGTTAATGGTACTTTTAATGGGGTAATGGCAGAAGCATCAGGCGGTGACTTTAACAAAGGATTTGCTAGTGGTATAGCGCCAGTCATTGGGCAGATTACGGCGAATGCCGTTAATTCAGCGTTAGCAGAATTTAATTTGCCAGCAGGCATAGACAAAGCCGCAGGCAACGCAGTCATGCAACTCGTTGCAAAAGGCGAGATTGACCCAACACAAGTCATTACGGCTGGTGTATCACCAACAATATCAAAAGCAATTCAAGAATCAACAGGGCTAAATGCCGCGCAAACAAAGTTAGTGTTGGACACGGTAGTCACGAAAGGCAAGGCTTTAGAAGCCTTAATGAACCCGAAGACCGGGCCGCAGACCGCTGTGAACTTTGTGATGCAAAACAAAGGATTGTTTGACAACCTTGGTTTGGATGCTGCATCTGGGGTCAAAAACATCCAAACAGGACAGGCGGTAGATCTTGGAGCTTTCAACGAAGGTGAAATCAAGCAACTACAGTCAACGCCAACAGAGCCGGTTTTTGATGACACGTTAAGACTAGATACAGTTACTGGGCTAGGCGAAGATACGATAACGCCCGTCAAAGAAGATGTGATCACGCAGCCAACGGTCACGCAGCCAATCGGCTTAGACACATCTTCAAGTATCACGACGCCTAGTACAAAACCTAGCACAACGACTAACGTCATTGATGAGTTTTTAGGTTATGACTCAGCCATTAAAGCAGCAGAAGCTTTAGCATCCGGAGCCACCCAGTTTGAGGGCGTCGAAGCTGTCCAGCGATTTAATGAAGCGCGGGCAGCTGGTGCTTTGGACTTCCAAGGTTACGACATGGCAAAGCTTGAAGCTTCACTAATTGCCAATCAAAAGACTCAAGAAAAGGCAAGAGAAGCTGCGGAAACGCTTTACGGGAAAGGGGCTTCTTACAGCTACGGCGGTAAGTTTTATGAAGGTGAGCAGCAAATGACGGTGCTGCGCGATGCTAGTGGAAAGGAAACGAAACTTTCTAAAGAGGCAACGCTTATCACCAATTCAAGCGGCGGCGTGACTGGGTATATCCAAAACGGCGTAACGTATGAATTAAGAGATGGTAGTTTTGTTCCTAAAGGTGCTGTTGAAGCGCCGGGTTCGGCAGAAGTCCCCCAGGCGCGACTTGAAAATGGCATGTACACGGTACAAGGATTTCAAGCCGCCGGGGGTGGCAAAAGCAAGGAAGATTATGATCGTTACGTAGTGGTCGCCAACGACTTAATATCCAAAGGTTACAACGCGTCGGGCGTTAACCCAACAGGATTTAATTCACAAAAAGCATTAGAAGCGGATATGTCTACCCGCGCAGGCGTAGTTGCAACAAGCGCAGGATATACACAACCAACGCAAGCCCCGCTGAGTTCTTACAGAGCGACAGCAAGTTCTTTGTTAAACGGCTTTGGTCATTTAGCGATGGTTTCTGGAAGCGCCGGGGCAAATTTTGCATCAGAAGCTTTGAACGGATTAGGCCAAACAGAAATGGCCGACCGGTTAAAACAGGCCTCAACAGATGCTTTTTATGCAGCAAGGAATATTGTTTCAACAAGCCCAGATGCGGAAAAGACATTGGCTGTATCGTCTGGCCTTTTATCCGGTCTATCAATTATTTTGACCGGCGGGTCGGTCTGGGCTACAGGTATTGCACCAACATTAGTAGCCACAAATGAAGCGTATTTAGACGGCAAAGATCGTGGCTTAGATGATGTTACGGCATATCAACGAGCGCTTGGCGTGGGAATGGCGGAGTATGTTGGCGAAACCATAGCAAACAAAGTGCTGCTTGGCGCAATAAAACCAACAGTAGCTCCCGGAACATCAGTGGCTATAAGAGAAAGCCTTACGTCAGAGATGTCAAAGCTGCCATTCAATGCCACTAAAGCAGAACTTGCCTCAATGGTTGGCACATGGGCAAAGATCAACGGCGTAGAACAGCTTACTGAAGCTGTTACGACAGCGTTGCAAATGGCTAACGATCAGATTTACGGCATTACAGATAAAACGCCGACAACCGCTGAAGGGTGGGCGAAGCTGGCAGCATCTCAATTTGAGACGGTATTTGGCGCAACAAATATTGCACTTGGACTTGGCGGCGGTGCATTTGCAGCGTCTCGGGCTGCGAATCTAGGCTTGATTGATATACAAATTGCAGACAAATTGTCTCAAAAAGAACCGGATACAAAGCTGGATGATGTTTTGGATGTTGTGCCAGTAACAAAACCTGTAGAGCTTTTAACGGACAGCAATAATAAGGCGCAGCTCAACGCCGACGGCACGCCGATTGTGATTAAAGAAGTAGTCAATGAGCCTGCATTAGATGTTGTGTCTGGCGATCCAATAGAAATTTCATCAAGTCAGCCTGCTCAGTCAGTCTTTGATGTTGTGCTGAACAACGAAGACAAAGGTTATGTGGTCACAAGTGTTGATTTAAATGGCAATACGTTCAACATTACAAATACTGATGGTTCAACGGCGACGTTGAATGCTCAAGAATTGCAAAACAATGCGCTCAACATCATCACGCAAGCTGATCCAGCTGCGCTAGAGACGTTGAAGAGCGAAGGATCTCTTGTATCGGATTTATCTAATGAGGTTGCTAAGTCAGTAAACATAAACGCTATTGCAGGCGAATTACAGACGGGTGATGTCATAACATCCAACGATAAAGGCGCACTCGTACTAACAAACGATGGGTCTGTGGCTTTTGTTCCAAACACAGAGGGTAAGGATGGTTTGGTAGTTAAAACAGGCGACCAAGTAACTTTTGGAAATGGGTCGGTTACAGTATCGCAATCCAATGAAACGGTTGGGGCGACCTCTAACCAAGGTACTATTTTGCTGGCTGACCCAGAAACAAAGACAGCTATCGTAGAAACAAAAGATGGTGTTGATATTATCGACACAACAATGATGGGTGACGTAAAAACAGGAGACACCATTGTTGTCACTGATACAAAAGCAGGCGGAACCCCAGTTGAAACAGCCACGAAAGAAGGATCAACGCTTGATCTAAGCGGTCTTGATTTAAGCGGCCTAGATCTTTCAGGCATTGATACATCTAACCAATTGCCTGTGATTATCCCTAGCACGCCACCAGTAGATACATCATCAGGTTTAATTGGCGATACGAAGCAAGACATGGGGTCACCCATCGTAGGTGATACTGTTGTTGACACAATCCCCATAGACACGGGTGACACAACGACACTTCTGCCACCAATAATTACGCTGCCAGAAGACAAGGGTATTGATTTAGAAACACCCCCTGCGTTGGTTACGGGGGATGTACTTCCTGCGGTTAAGGATGACACATTGGGTATAACTGGCCCGACGATTACTGTTGGTGAGGTCGTAAAGGTTGATCCAGATACTAAGACAGCAATTATTGACACAGGAAGCCCAAGCCCGACCGTTGTGACTACTGGAGGCATTGACGTAAAAGATGGTAGTAGTGTTGTGATTGACCCGAAAGACAACACAGTAGTTGGGGTGCTGCCAGATACAAAAGTGGATGTAACGCCACCCACACCACCTGTATTAGATACAAAACTTCCGGATGGAAACGTACCTACGGGACCGATTGTTGTAAACCCTGCGGTGACACTACCCGGAGGATTAGGAGTAGACACGGTTCCAACAGGCGCAGATACATTGCCGGTAGGAGGTTTAGATTTACTTCCGGGTCCAACTACAGTCCCAGGGGTCGGTGTGGACACAATCCCTGCTATTGGTGCAGACACAATTCCGGGGATTGGCGCAGATACGATTCCTGCGGTTGGCGCAGATACGGTACCAGCTGCTGGCGGTGATAAGACTTCTGGGGGAGGGACAAAAGCGGTACAGTTCCCGGCACTGTATTTACCATTTGGCACAGTTGGTCAGCAAGGTTATACAAACTACGGTTATCCAGTAGTTGGCCCTCCAGAGCTTTATGGAACGTATGAAATGCCGTATCCTAATTACCTACGCCCGTTAGACCCGTACTTGGGTTATGGACTAGCGGCCCTTATGGGGAATCTATATGCTCAAGAGCAGGGGAATGGGGGCAATCAATCCCTCCAAAATGCCCAAGGCCAAAGTACGACCGCGCCGCGATAACACAGACTTTCTTCAGTTTGCAGAAGGCGGGAAGGTTAATGCGGCAGGTAATTACACAAAGCCGGGGATGCGAAAGCGTTTGTTTAACCAGATCAAAGCTGCTGCGGTACAAGGCACAGGTGCTGGCCAATGGTCGGCCAGAAAGGCACAGCTTCTAGCCAAGCGGTATAAAGCCGCAGGAGGTGGGTATCGTGACTGATTCTTATGATACTGACGAAGAGAAAAAACGACTATCAGCGCAGTTAACCAATTTGAATATTGACAAAGGCGGTGTGGGCGCAGCTGGCCGTGTGAGTTACAAAATGCCTTTAGATAAGCAGTCAGAGCTACAGGCTTACGCTGATATTGAAGCGCAGAAGCGCAAAGGCGAGAAAATGTCTTTTGGCGCGCCTATGGTTGGATTGGAATACACCCGTAGGTTCAAAGGAGGCGGGAAGGTAAAGTCCGCCTCGGCACGAGCTGATGGTATAGCCAAACGAGGAAAGACGAAGGGCCGGATGGTATGAAAGCCCCGCAGCAGTCTCTTAAGGCTTGGGGTGACCAGCGTTGGAGGACGAAAAGTGGCAAGAAATCATCTGATACTGGGGAACGTTATCTCCCAGAGGCGGCGATTAAATCTCTTTCATCAGCAGAATACGCAGCAACCACCCGAGCCAAAAGAGAAGGAAAGTCAAAAGGGCTTCAGTTTGTTTCTCAGCCCAAGGGTATTGCCAAAAAGGTGGCCCCATTTCGGAAGGTAGGAAAGTGAAGGATTACACCAAGTTTGAGGTGCAAAAAGAAATACTTATGGAGTATTTACAAGTTATGGTTGCGCTTCAGGACTGGCATGGCGTTGCCGATGTCGCAATGGATCTCCGAGAATTAGAGGCTAAACATGAGCACAACCGGCGTAACAACATTTAATCCTAATCTTAATGAGTTAGTTGAAGAGGCTTTTGAACGCTGCGGGCGAGAACTGCGGTCGGGCTATGATTTGCGTACAGCGCGGCGCAGCCTGAATCTACTTGTTACAGAGTGGGCGAACCAGGGCATCAACCTTTGGACTATAGAGCAGGGGGCAATCCCGCTTTATACAAATCAAATTACTTATCCACTGCCCATCAATACGGTTGATCTTGTAGAGACAATTATTCGCACGGGCGTAGACCAGAATCAGACCGACATCAACATCAGTAGGATTTCCGTAAGCACTTACTCTACGATTCCAAACAAGCTGGCCACAGGCAGGCCGATCCAGATATACATTGACCGGCAGGGCGGTCAGACATACACGTTTACAGGAACCTTGGCGGCGAGCATTAATGCGACAGTCACAACGATTCCAATTACAAGCCTTACTCAAGTTCCTTACGCTGGGTTTGCAACCATCGGAACAGAAACTGTGTACTACTATGGAACGTCTACACAAGCTGAAAATGTAGCAACTGGGGCGTCGGCATACGCAACGCTTGACAATGTAGTTCGTGGGCAAAATAACACGACGGCTGCGTCGCATACATCGGGCGATTCAATTACGAACACGAAGTTTCCCAATGTGACGGTATGGCCAGCTCCTGACCAAGGTTCAATCAGCAACCCTTACTACACGTTGGTGTACTGGCGGCTGCGCCGGATGCAGGATGCTGGCAACGGTGTCAACGTAGAAGATATTCCATTCAGATTCCAAGAAGCATTAGTTGCTGGCTTGGCATACAAGTTGTCAATGAAAGTAGAAGGCGGATTAGAGCGGATGCCTGTATTAAAGGCTCAATACGATCAAGCCTGGGAGTTGGCATCTACAGAAGACAGAGAGAAAGCACCGATACGATTTGTGCCACGGCAGTCATTCCTCGGTGTGAACTTTTAAATGCCTAATCAGTTTGCATCCGGCAAGTGGGCTATCGCGCAGTGCGATAGGTGCAACTTTCGGTATAAGTTAAAACAGCTCAAACCGCTGACAATTAAGACAAAAAATGTCAATATACTGGTATGCCAGGAATGTTGGGAGCCTGACCAGCCGCAGTTGCAGTTAGGTATGTATCCTGTCAATGATCCTCAAGCCGTTAGGAATCCTCGTCCCGATTCCAACTCGTATTACCAGTCAGGCTTAAACGGGATGCAGACTAACTACACCGTAGGAACAAACTCGCTGTATACCGGTGTTCCACTTGAAGGGAGCCGTGTGATTGAATGGGGTTTCAATC